CATTCCCAATAAGCCTCTCTAAACTTGAAATTCTTCGGGATACCGAAGTCCCGCCCGTCGTCATTAGGCTCAATAGCATGGGCAACAATTATCTCCCGAGTTAGGGCGGCCTTACCTTCCCCATATAACCGCTTGACTTGGTCCGAGACATTCTCTTCGCCAAACTCATTAACGACCTGATCGACTGTAAGCGTGAACTCTCTGAAGAAGATAGCAGGCCGGTACTTACCATCATTGTCAAGATAATACTCTCCAAAGCAGGGATTAACGCAATTGATAACATTGTCGAAGTCCTCATAAATCAACATTACGGCCGAGCCGAAGATAACAAGGTCGAAGTAAACAGTAGCGATAGAGTTGTAGAAGTTTGAGGCTTGGAACACAAGCATCATCAGACGCTCGCATTCGGCAAGCCAAAGACTAACTGGGGAGGTTTGAGTCGAGTCCCTCCAGCCGACTTTGAGTCGAAACCAAGGTCGAGTTGGAGATGAGATGCCAGACATCATACCAGACGCTAGGTTGCGAGCAGCAAGCGTACCTGTGGAGTCCAGAATATGCTGATTGATCGGGGAGCCACGAGTCATCATGTTTGGGGTAATTAACCATTTATATCTCCTAGGTAGGAGGAAGTCTGCTAACTCACGAGCATGTACCCACCAAGAATAGCGGTTGACCCTGAGCCCCAAGAGGCGCTCATTTACGTGAGAGTGGTATTTCTCGTCGACTTCACTTAGCGGCATTTCATTTCACACGCTTCTTCAATCCTTCCTCAATTCCTCTGCGATACGCCGCCTGTACTTCGGGCGTTCCCTTATCAAGGATGGTGGCACCTACTGCCTCTCTCGTCCCCAAGACACCCTTCTTATTGAGTGCATCGGCGACACCAACACGATGCGCAGCTTCTTCCGCCGTGATGCTTCTTCCCTGTGATGTGCCACCTTCGCCAGGCCTCATCCTGCCGCCTAGCGGATTGAACGGGTCTTTAGTATCCTCCATTGCAAGTACAGTTCCCTTTTCTTTAGGTACTATAACTTCAGGCCCATGCTCTCCGACTAGATAAGGCTCTCCTTCTTCAACTGGCCCACCTGTAGCTCGACTCTTGACCTTACGACCAGTTCCTGAGCCTCTAGTCACATGTGGCATCTTCATTCCACCACCGCCTGATGACTCAACCAAGCGGCCCATATCATGCATAGTCGCAGCGGCCATTAAGACATGCTCAGGGGTTACATTATCCTTACCACCACCCATAAGGCCCTGCCCACTGGCCTCACCAGAAACCATAGATGGATCGAGCATTGGTACTTGTGGCATTATGCACCTAAAAGCGATTTCTTAGCTGATTGTCCAGCTGTAGCGGCTGCACCAAGAACAGAGGTTGCTGTGCCTGCTGCTTTCTGAGCTTTTGCGCCTGGGCTAAGCTCTGGGATAAACGAGGGCGGAGGCTGTGCGGCTGTAGGTGGCGCCGGAGGAGTGGGAGGGGCTGCGACCGGCGCCGGTGGCGGGACAGCGGGGACTGAGGGGGCACCAGCACCGCCACCTCCACCACCAAAGATCGAGCCAAAGAACTTAGGCACAAAACTCATTGCATGCCTCCGTACATGGGCTCAGACTCAAAGGGCTTATGGACTTCGGCATAAATAGAGTCTTTGCTGTAAGGATTGTATTCACTCTCTACAAGCGGCTTCTTAGGCCACTCACTATTACTTAGTGCAACTGGCATGGCGAAGGTAAGAGCAAGAGCATCCGCTAAGTCCGGGCTCTCAAGCCCTCGACTCATCATCTGTTCTTTCTTCTCTAGAAGAATTTCATTCTTTAGTGAATATGTATAGAGCGGGCCGACGAGTTGGGCCTTAAGGTCGGCGTCGTTGGGTATTGCACCTGACTTAAGCCATGCTCGCATTGCTCCCCACATCTCGGCTCGTTTGTTGGCATAGCGTTCACCTTCGTTACCAGTGGCCCAACCCATACCCTCCGCCCTTGAGCCGAATTGAATATCAAAGACACTAAGATGAAGGGCCCGACAATTATCCACAACACCACCGCCGACACCGCCGCCATCAATAAATACAGCATCAACATGATGCCTATGAGAAGTTTCAGCAACCTTACCGGCAAGCGCAACAGTCGATGCGCCCCTGAGCCTAATTGGCGGTATGCTTCGAGCATCCCTACCCTTCCGGAACCAGATAACTGATTCATTTTGCCCATATCTTGCAACGTCAACTCCTATAACTAAGGGATCATTAGGGAATAGCTCTAGTTCTCTAGCTGACGCTGCTTCGACCTCTTCTTGTGAAATAAATTCCATCTCGCCTGTACGTGGGAATACGCCCCGAACACGTACTCTAACGAAGTCGGAGTCCTCGCCATAGGCCTCAATCCACGAGCCGATTTGGTCTTTATTTGTGAGAGAGACTTCACGAGAATCGATCTGCTTTGTTGTCCATTCCTTTGAATGACGTTGTCCTGGAAAGCACTCACGGAACCGTCCTGTGTTACGAGTAGGGTTCCCGAAGACACACCAGACAATTTCAGTGTTAGAGTCGGTAAGTGCACCCTCGGTAGTCTCCCAAATAATGTCAGGAATGGCTGAGGCTTCATCAAATACGACAAGAATCCGCCGGCCCTTATTGTGAAGACCAGCAAACGCCTCAGTATTGCGCTCGGACCATGGAACCATGTCAATTCGCCAAGTCCGTTCATGAGCACTGTCCTTTGAGAACAACGCAGTGGCAGTAAGTTGAAAGAAATCTTTGGCTAAAAACATATGGAACCATTTGCCTAACTCGGCCCAAGTCTTTGTCTTCAATTGAGTTTCAGTATTGGCGGTGACCACGCCTCTGGTATCAGGCTTTGTGGAGAGAGCCCAGAGCATAATCCATGAGACCAGTGCTGTTTTGCCTATCCCATGGCCTGAGGCCACCGCCAACTGAATGGCCCGATTGACATCCACAAGCCCATCACGAATCAGGTTGAGGATGTCCCTTTGCCAAGGTTCCGGACCACTAGGGTACCCTGCTAGGCGAGTATCATTCTCACCCCAGGGAAATGCGCCCATGACGAACGCATATGGATCCCTAGAGGTTTCGGCCAGCCAGCCTAGCAGGGATTCGTTCATTTCACATCAACTTCCCAACTTCCAGTGAAATATCCGTACGCAGCTATAACTAACAAAATTGCGACTACAATTGCAAAAGTCAAAATCAATCTTTGGCCCATTAATGAAGAACTCGCCCTAAACCACCTATAAGCTCAGAAGCGATCCAGAATGCAATCGCCGCCCATCCAAGATGAAATCTTCCAGCCTGCACCATTATACAGCTGGCTATGACGGCAAAGACAAAGGCGAAGACCAGAAATATAAGGCCTATGTTTTGCATCACGTTACCTCATCAAGATATAGGCAATCTCAATCTCAACCAAACTTAGGAACTAGATCAGGAACTTGGAACTTGGGGATGTTGGGCTTGTAGGGCTCAACAATCTCGTCGGTATCGTTTATCAGGCTGCCCTTAGCAGCATCAGCAGCACCTCGGCCGGCTCGGGTTCGCTTACCGCCTTCGCCTTCACCTGTGTCTACTGCTCCGCTAGGCAAACCAGCAGCCTCAGCTTCTCCACCTTCAGCAGGCACATACCCTTCAGGCAAATCTTCTGCTTGTATTCTAGGCAAACCAGCAGGTTCATGGGCGTCCGCCATGGCGGTGCCCTTAAGACCATGACCTTTCCAGCTATCTGTAAACATTTGACTAGTTACATTCTCAACGCCACCGTATTGGGCTACACCACCTGGCATGTTCTTTATAATGGCTAGTTTGGCCCAAGCTGCCCCTTTCTGCTTACCCTCGCCTGTCGAGTACATATTCTGCCAAGCTGGAGCATCGGGGTTCTTCAAGTGAGCATCATATCCAGCTTCACCCTGTTGGTGGATCAAATAGACATCATCAAATGTAGCAGGTCTCCCATACTTAGCCTCAAAATCTCTGGCTTCTTGAGACATCTTATTTGCGGCGGCCATGATGCTTTGTTCCGGGTCAAATCGGTTGGTTGACCCACCCCATCGTCTAAATTCACTCTCACTCAGCTGCATTATGCCGCAGTAGCTCCCTGTGCAGCCAGTTGCTTTCTCAGAGTTCTCTATCTGCGCCATTCGCTTGAGCCAAGCTGGATCGACGCCCGCTCTGTTTCCATGCTTCTCATACCAGTCATCATAAGGCATCTAATTAGCTTGTGCCTCTCTCTTCCGCCTGTTCTGATTTAAACTATCAACAAAATCTGAGACACGCCCGGCTATAGCCCTTAGACCACCTACTGGAATCTTGGCCTTACCAATGTATTGCATCATCTCTGCGTCTGTTGGAGTAGGCATGGCCTTACCAGGATCTACAGGATGAAACGCAGCATGAGCATCAAATATGCGCTGAGCTATCGTTTCAACATCCGGAGATGTTTTCGCAACGGTGATTACATTCTTAGCTGACCTTCTTCCCTGCTCCTCCATAAACCTTCTTACCGACTCGTTTATCATTGACCCAGACTGCACGACAGGCATCCCCATCCATCCAGGAATCCTCGACTTCCCTTGGTTCAGCAACGATGTCATTTCATTCACATCTTCAGGCTCGCTTGTTGGCACTGTAGGCATCTGCTAAATCCGTCGCTTGAACTTCACTACATTGGGCTTATAGGGAGAGGCAACCCCAATTGGTTTCGCTTTAAGCACCGGCTCTTGCAGGGAACGCATAGGGCCTTCGGCCTTTAAATCAATTCGCTTAACTGTGTCAGTTCGTGCAATCGCTCGGTCTAGCATCTGCGCGAAGTCGACCGAGATATTGGTTTGCACCGAGCGTTTGCTAAGGCCAACCCTATCAGCTGAGTCTCTACTAATCGAGATTAACTCTCGAACACTCAATTCCTCGGTCTGATCGTCATCGTCAAGCTTATCGGCTAATTTCCGCTCGGCCTTGAGGCCGTTCTCCAACATCATCTTATAATAAGCTTGCATTCCATCTTTGAGCGGCGCCTCATCAAGCCCTCGCTTCTGGTCGACCAAATCATCAAATGCTGGATCAGCTCTAAGCAAAGAAACTCTCGTTAATGAATACCCCGTCAATTCCGCAACTTCTCCTGGCTTCAGCCCGCAAGCGAAGAGTTGCGCCATCTTGTGATGGCTATCCCGGAGCTTTTTAACGGCAGGCACCGACCCTCGCTTGACGTTAAATAACTCCGTCAAGCTAATTTCCCGAACGCTAAGCACTTTCGCCGACTTCGCGGGTCTTCCTGCTGGCATTCCACTCTTCGCTTATGCCTTATGATTGCCCACATTATGTCATACTTTCGCCTATTTGTCAACTCTTTATTTCGCGCGTGTATACAAAATCATGCATTTCCAAAGGTATGGCTCATTGGAAACATAGAAAATTTGCGCTGGCCCTTTGGCTGGCTGGCCAAGCTCGAGTTTGGGCCCCCGCCCCTTGAAGAGATGGTGCACTGCACAAGCGTTCATGCTGCAATGCAGCAGTGCATGCAGTGCATAACAGCCATGCAAGCGGCGCATAATCACGAAATCGTGATTGAACGATTGGCGCTGGTTGTGGTACTAACGGCCATCGATCAGGCAATCATGCCCAGGAGAGCAGACCATGACAATCCTTCGAGACCTAAGCCTAGACGGCACCGAGCTTATGGCAGAGCTTAACAGACTGCGGTTGGAGAACGCAGCTCTTAAGCAGAGCAAGAGCAATGGCAATATCAAGGTTTTCGCCTTAGGTGAGCAGAGCAAGGAAGGCGTTCCCTACAAGGGAACACTTGGTGTTAAGGTGGGCCGTAATTACAGCGTGCTGTATGCCAGCCAATGGCTCAAGCTCTTGGATATGGCAGATGAAATCCGCAAGACTATCGAAACCAATAAAGCTCGCCTTAGCTGGAAAGAAGATTGAGCTCTCATTGCCTAGGGCGGCTTAGTGTGCCCTAGGCAAGCCCCTAAGTAAGCCCCTCCATAACCCTTCATATGCCCTATGTGCTTCATAGCTATGCCTCCCCCACCTATACTCTATCTCTAATGATTTTTTTTTTTGATAGAGGTAGGTGCCTGTGGGGGGGGTACCCCCTGACTAGGAACGGAAGACATATGAAGGCT